ATATCTATTTTATTGAACATCCTGAAAAACCTACACAAGAAGAATTACAAAAGTTCTTAGTTGAAAATGGTAGTGATGTTGAAGATGGATATTCATATGAAAATGTAGATATGTGTGTTGAAATAAAAGACTTTAAAACAATATAAAAAAACCACTCAAATGAGTGGTTTTTTTATCCAATATCATACTTGTCAAAAATGGCCTGCATGTGTGTATCAAGTTCATTCAATGCAAATTTAGCTTTCTCACATAGTTCTACTAATTTTGGATCTTCTGTTCCATCATATCCATAATGTTGAACCCAATAACCAAATCCTTGGTTCTCAACTTCATTCCATAATTGTTCTGCTTCTGACTCACTTAAACCTTCTGTAAGGTTTTCATTAAATTTTCTAATTTTACTCATATCTATAATTTATTTTTCTGTTTCTTTTATTAAGTCAAGTATTCTTTGTTGACTATCTTTACATTGTTCTAAACACTTTTGTATCATTTCTAATCCATCTGGATGATTTAATAACTTGTCTAATCTTTCTTCTGATAATATACTCACTAAAGTCCAAAATGGACCTAATTGATTTCTCAATTTTGCTTGTGGTGTCTCATCTACCCAATTTCCTTCTTGGTCTTTATGACCTGTACTCTCACTAAACTTTTTCATTTCTTAAAATTATTATTTTTTAATACCATTTTAACATGGGTAGAGTGTGTTATTTTAACACCAAAGTCTTTACCAACTTTATCTCTAATAAAAGGAACTATAAAGTCTTGTTCATAATCAATACTATAACTTGAAGGTATTTTTGTTTTAACTGTTTCTAAAGATACTGGTAAATAATTCTCAATTACTTCTCTTTCCCAGTTATCAACATATCTATATTTTAGTAAAAAGTGACAAAAAGTTCTATAGTTGTCATCTATTGCACCCCATCTTTTTTCAAAGTCATTTAAGTAAAATTTATTGGCTCTCTTTCTTACTTTTCTTACATCTTGTCTAAAGTTTTCTAATTCATTTTTATGAATATCAGAAGAAGGTATCATATCTCTAATAGTAATCCACTTGAAATTACCACCAAATACTTGTTTCTCCCAGAACTTTTTAATAACTGATGAATGTGAGTAAGAATAAACTTCATGTATAACTGAACTTAAATTAAGTAAAGGACTTTCATAGTTAGATAATTCTTCAACTACTTCATCCCAAGAGCTTGTGAGTAAGGCATCTTCACCTAAAACAACTCTTGCTTTTGATAACATAACATCATCTAAGTCATAACCAATTATTTTAACATTAGGTTTCATTGTTTGAAGTTTAGAAAGAAATATACCATTAGCACATCCAAAATCTACAATAACATCAAAATCAATATTATTCACAAAGAATAGTTTGTCATCCATTGATTTAGCCATACCATCAGCATAAGTTTGATAGTTTGATATTTCATTTTCTCCAACTAATTCTTCAAGAAATAATTCCCAGTTTAATATTCTCATAGACTATATATTAAAATTATTTCCAAATTTTCTCAAGGTTAATCTTAGAATTCATCTCTACAACTCTACCATCTTTTTTCAATGAATATCTTTGTAGTGGTAAAAATGTTTTAATAACTTCTTTCATTTTTCTCATCTCATCTTTATCCATATCAAAATTAAATATCTGTATAAGATTTTCAATTTCTTTAAATTTCAAAGTATTTTTATCACCTACAAAATAAGTAAAGTCATAAGTATAATTGTTATAATTAAATGCATCTTCTTCACTTGATTTTACTATTAAGAAGTTTGTCAATGAGTTTTCAACACCAATTGAAGGTAATGTATATTTATAACCATTAATTGTAAAACTTCTATCTTCACTGCTATAATTTTGTAATAATTTATTAGTAAACTGAAAATAATTAAAGTATTTAGAACCAAATTCAATTTTACCTTCACTATCTGTTTCTTTATCAAAATAAAGTAGATTGATTGGTTTACCCTTTGTTATTTTTACAATTTCTAAGAAGATAAATATTATATCAATACTTTTAATATCTTCATATACATAACCATCACTAAGTTTAATATTCTTTTCTACTATCTTTTTTATTAGATAAATCACTGTTCCTATATCATCTTTAACATAATTTTCTTCATAATCTAATATGTCTTCTTTACTTGCTTTTTTAATGTTAATCACAAAGTCTTTTTTATAAAATAAACCTTGTGATGGTAGAATCTTAGTATCTACCTTTATTCTTTTTACAAATAATTCTCTAAAAAAATCTATCATATCTTTTAATATTTTTCTTTTATATATTTATTTTGAGGGACTTCATGTCAACATATATATACATTATGATTATAAATGATGACTGTTTTAACTATATAAAGACTATTGAAAGTAACTCAATTGATTTAATTTTAGTGGATCCTCCCTATCTAATATCACGTTCATCAGGTTTTACAAATTATTCAGAAGATACAAATGTGGAGATGAAGTCAAAGTATGGTAAATTATCAATAGACTTTGGACAATGGGATAAAGATGAGATAGATTGGAACTTATTATTTAAAGAGTATTACAGAATATTAAAGAAAGGTGGAACACTTATTTTCTTTTTTGATATATGGAAATCTACTATAATAAAAGAAGCTGCAGAACTAAGTAAGTTTAAACAACCAAGAGTTTGTCAATGGGTTAAGAATAATCCAGTTCCTGTTAATTCAAAGTTAAATTACTTATCAAATGCAGTAGAGTTCTTTTTTACCTTTACTAAAGTAAGTAAACCTACATTTAATTCTATATATGATAATGGTATTTATAAATATCCTCTTTGTCATGGTAAAGAAAGATATGATCATCCTACACAGAAACCATTAGAGTTGATTAAGGATTTAATTAAAAAACATTCAAATGAAGGTGATTTGGTTTTAGACACATTTGCAGGAACAGGAACAACTGGACATGCTGCCATTTTATTAGATAGAGAATATATTTTAATTGAGAAAGATGAAAAGTATTTTGAAATAATAAAAAATAGATTAAAGGAAGTCAACAAAGTTGATATATAATCATATAAAAAATAAAAGCAAATTAAAATGAGTATAATTGTAAAAAATTCACAACTTACTAATGATGCAATTGCTGCACTTAACACACTAATTGAATTAGATATTAATGCAGGAACTGCTTTCAAATTAACTAGAATAATTAAAGAATTATCTTCTATTGTTGATGACAAGTTAAAAATGGAAAAGAAAATTTTTGATAAATGGGTTGAAAAAGATGAAAATGGAGAGCCCGTTATTCCTAAAAATCCTGATGGAACTGCAGTTGAAGGTGCAGTAAACATTACAAATGTTGAAGAATTCACAAAAGAAATGAGTGAGTTAATGGATATTGAAAATGAGATTCCATTTGATACTATTCAATTTGAAGATTTAGGTCTAACAACTGCAAAAGTTAAAGATTTAATCAAAGTAGAGTTTTTATTCTCTTAATCTAAAAGTCCAATTTTTAATTGGACTTTTTTTATAAGTGATAATATATTTTTAATATATACTAAAAAAGTAATTTTATAGATGTCAGCTACTTTTAGTATTAATATAGGTCAATTAACAGAAGCAACTAGAAAACCAGATATTTTCATTGTTTTAAATGATATACAAGATAACACTCAAAAATTAATATCTCCAAGAGATGTCAGAGATGCTGTTTTATCTACTTGGGCAAATACTCCTTTCAAAGTTACAACACCAAACTCATTATCAAATTATGAATACATTGGTATTGATTCAAGTAATCCAGGTAGTAGAGATATTAAACAAAAGATATTATTAGGTAAAAGAAATTTTGGTGGTTTAGATGTAATGAGCTCATCATTATTGAGTAGCACAAATCAAACAGATATTTTCTTATTTAATACTAAACCTGATTCGGTAACACAAAGTTCAACAAGATTAGCAATTTTAGCAGGTACCCTTTCAAGTTTACACTTAGTTGCACCTTATATTGAATCTAAAGTAAATAATGATGAATCTGCAATTGATTTAAACATTGTAAACCCTGCTTCCAATGGTGCAATTAACTTACTTTCAACAAGTGGTAGAGTTGCTATAAATGGAGTTATATTTCCAACAATGGCAGAAACTTCTGCTAGTGCATCTAATGGAATGATTTTAAGATATAGAGGAACATATCCTAATGGTTATTTTAAATGGGAACAACCAACTATATCATTAAATAATATTGGTACACCTGGTTATCCTACTAATATATTTGGTAGTACAGTTAGTGTAAATGGTTATTCAATAGAGTTTATTGATAATAATTTAGTACCTAATACTTTAGGTGGTGTTGAAATGGGCTCATCATTTTCACAAAACTCATTTGACAATGGTTCAGGATTTCAAAACTGGCCAGTTACAGAGGTATTGAGAGAGATACTTTATCCTTATATTCCACCAGTTTTACAAATTACTTCAATTAATAATGATAATCCTACTAATCCATCATATGCAGAAGTAGGTACAACACCATCAATTAGTTTAACTTTTTCAATTACAACTTATGCAAGAAATGAAGCTGAGAAGATTAATCCATATAATATATCAAGTACAAATATAACAGGTTCCTTTTCAGGTATTCCAGGATCATCAACAAGTAGTACATATAATACTTCTACATTTAGTGCAGCAACAGCATCAAAAAATTGGATATTAAGTGTAAATGATAGTATTGGCTCATATACTGCAACAGCATCAATTACATTTATTAATCCTGTTTATTATGGATTTTCAAGTTCTATATTAACTAATAATTATAGTTCATTAACAAAATCAATAACTCCTTACCCTGGTGCAAGTAATTCAATATCATTTACTTACAATGGTTCTGGTTATCTATATTTTGTTTACCCATCATCTTTTAATTCATTTTCACAATTATCACAAATAAAAGATCCAAATGGATTTCTAATATATGATTCAAACTGTCCAATTTATTCTGGATTCACACATTCAGCACAAGGAGGTTATATAGTTTGGAGAACAAAACTTGAGTGTGCTTATCCAGGTACATTTTCAACTATTGACCAAAATAGTAATTTCAAATTTATATTCTAATAATGGTAGGTACATTCAGTTTTAATTCAGGTACAATAACAGAAGCAATAAATTACCCAGTTCAAGATTATTTATCTTTAACCTCATCAGTTACACCTGATACTGATTTATTATTTCCTTTATTAGATAATGAAGAGAAGTTAATAAATCCAATTGCATTAAGAAATGCAATTTTATCATTGTGGACAAGTGTACCATTTAAAGAAACTAAAACAATTACATCACAGGGAACTTATTCTTATATAGGTGTTGATACATTAGATCCAGTAGATAATGACTTAAAGAGAACTATATTCATTGGTAAGAGGTCTTTCTCAGGTACTTACTCATATGATAATTCACATGATATTATGTCATCAACATTACTTGATAGTGAAGTTGATATTTTCCTTTATAATACTAAGTCAGATGTAGTGTCAAATACAATAACAAGAATGTCAATTCTATCTGGTAAGAAATCAAGTTTATATTCTAATGCACCATTTATACAAAGTGAAAGAGTATCTGGTTTAACAGAATCTGTTTCAATTGATTTTGTTGCTAAGTCAGGAGATGTTACCATTGGAAACATAGTTGATGTGAATGCACCAACTGGTAGTTTTAACTTAAACGGAATACCATTACCTAACATAGATATAAATTATAATGGTAGTACTAATTCAAATCCAGCATCAGAAAGTAATATATGGTTTTGGAGAGGTGGTAAAGTTGTATGGGATGAATTAACATTACCACCATTAGACACTATTGGAGCAACTGGTTCTGAATTACAAATATTTGGAACACCTGTTAATGTAAATGGTTACTCATTAGAATTAGATGATGACAGATATATGCCTATGACAATAGGTGGCCTACCAATGGGTAATTCATTTAATAATATTTCAATAAGTGAAGTATTAAGAGGTATGTTATATACTTATTTAGGACCACTTTGTACAATATCAGTGGATCAACAATATTATGAAGTAGGAACATATCCAACTCCAACATTAACTTACACAATTACAAAAAGAACTAATAGTACATTACCAACAGGATTAATGAATATGATACCTGGTGTTTATCCACAGATAACAACACCTGGTCAAACAACAATAACTGGTACATCAAGTGGAATTGTTATTTCACCAATAGGTGCAACATCAACTACATTTACAATTACTGTAACTGATGGTACTGCAACAAGTAGTCAAAGTGTAAGTGTTGAAGGTATTTATCCTTATTTCTATGGATTTAGTAATATAGATATTATTGATAATAACACCTTAAATTCATTAACAAAAATGGTGGAATATAAATCAGATAAAATAATAGATATATCAGGTTCTGGTAATTATTATTTTGTTTATGATAGTTCATATGGAACATTAACAGAGATATTAGATGATTATAATTTAGATCATCTAAGTGAGTTCAGTGTTACTACAAGAACATTATCAAAGTTTCCTTGGGCAACTAAAGAGTTTTTAGTTTATCAATGGAATAATGTTAGTCAAATAGGACCACCATCAATAAATTACCAATTCAAGTATTAAAAAAATTATATATAGATTATGCCAATTATAATAGACAATTTTCATGTAAATGTAGCAACACCTATTGACAACAGATTTGTTGTAGGTAGTAGTTCATTTTATTCAACCAAAGAAGACATTACTTATAAATATTTAGGTCTTAGAATATGGGACTTGAATGATAATATCCCATATTACTGGGCAGGTACTGTTAGTGGTTGGTTAAGTGAAAACTCTGTTGGGGTTTTAGCAGATACCAATTCATTATTAGCAGGTGAACCAGATTATATTGCAAAGTTTATATCAGGATCAACTGTTATTGGTAAGAGTTTAATATATGAAAATCAAGCAAATAAACAATTAGGTATAGGATTAACTGGTAGTAATATTAGTGCAAATTATAGTTCTACTTCTGTTTTATATGGTTTACATGTGGCAGGTAATATAAAAAGTAATAATTATTTTATTGGTAAAGGCCGTTATATCACTGATATAAATGCAACTAATATAAATAATGGTTTACTTACAGTAAATAGAATTGCTCATTTCAACATTACTAGTTTAGCACCAAATATAGAATATGTATTGTTTAATGAAGGAATTACTAATTCAGTTAGGTGGAGAGCAGCAAGTGGTTTATCTGTATTAAATTCTACAAATACAACAAATGTAAATATAACAAATGATACATCAACACCAATAGTTCCTAATAATTTCTTAACATTTGTTCAGGCAACTACAGGTAATCTACCAATTAAAGTAAGTAGTAGTAAATTACAATTCAATCCAGGTACAGGTCAATTATTTCTAAATGATGGTAATCCAAGTACACCAGTTTATTCATTTCTAAATAGTACTGCTACAGGTATGTATTATGATGGATATAATATTGGATTTACTAAACAAGGTAATAATTTTGTGTCAATAGTTGACCATGGTATTGCAGTAAAATCACCAAATTGGCCACAAATATCATTCATAAACACTACAACCAATTCAAATAAATTATTATGGGTTAGTGGAGATTCACTATTTTATAGAGTTGATGCAGGTAATGCAACAACAGATAAAAGAATTTGGCATCAAGATAATTTATATACACTTAAACATTCTGGGGATTTACTTCCTGAAATTAATAGAAGTATAAACTCAATTAGTTATGATGCAGGCGGTACTATAGTAAAGGGTGTTTATACATATAATGTAAAGAGTACACAAATAACAAATATAGCAGGCAATACTACTACATCACAAAATACTTTTTTTAGTGTATTATCTTTTGGTAGAGGCGATGATGGTTCTGTACAATTAGCAAGTAATTGGTTTGGTGGTAATGCAACTCCAGTTGGTAATGTAGTTGCAGATAGAGAAATACTTATCAGAAGTTTAAGAGATTCTGGACCAGATACTTGGAGTCCTTGGGTAAAAATATGGAATAGTGGTAATTCAGGATATGTACCATTTGGTGCTATTATGATGTGGTCTGGTACAATTGCACAAATACCAACTGGTTGGAGATTATGTGATGGTAATAATAATACTACAGTATCTATACTAGCAGGTTCAGTTCCTGGTCAATCAGGTATGACAACAATAACAATTCCGGATTTGAGAGAAAGATTTGTAGTTGGTGCAGGTGGTGATAACAATGGAGTAATAACTTATATATATGATAGAACAGGAACTACTTATGGTGATTTTACATTCATGTACTATGGTTCACCAGTAATAGATTATACTCAAAAGGTACAAACAGGAGGTGTTAGTGATAATTATAATGAGTACTACCCTAATGATCCTACAAGAGTGGCTACTACTGGTCAAGTTACTGGTGCATACTTTATGTATAATACTGGTGGAAATTACTTCTACTATATAGATTATAATGGGAAAATACAAAAAGGAAATGTTATAGATTCAGGTACTCAATACTCTACTACAACAACAACAATAAATAATACTATAGCAACTCCAACATCATGGACTGGTGATAAGTATTTTGGAAGAGTTGAAGCTTATTCACAAGCATATGGATTCTATCATGTTTATACTAAGAAATTTGAAACTGATGGAACAACACCTCAAGTAACATCAACAAAAAGTGGATATTGGTATTGGATATTTGATAAAAGAACACAAAATTATGTATTAGTTAGAGGAACTTTTAATGGAGATGCTAGTATAGGTACAACAGCTGGTGCAAATGCAGTTACTAATACAACAACTCCAATAATATATAAAACAGGAATGGGTGTAGGATTTTCATATACTCCATTCCAAAAATATACAAATGCTGGAGCTCCTGTAACTGATGCAAACACCGGACAACCTATAATAAATAATGCAAAAAGAATTCAGATGCAAGGTGTAATATGGCCAAGTGGTTCTTATAATGTTGGAGATAAAGGTGGATTAAATGATGTACAACTAACAAGTGCAACAACACCACAACACACACATATTGCAGATCGTTGGACTGGTGGTTGGGCTTCTGGAGGTTCTGGTCCACTTGGACAAGGTACAGGTTATAGAAATAATACCCAACAGACATCACCTGCAGGAGGTGATCAAACACATGAGAATAGACCTCCATTCTATGCTTTAGCATTTATAATATACACAGGAATATAATAAAAAAAAGAGACTTAAAGTCTCTTTTTTTTATTCTTCTAATTTCTCAAACCACCAATTAAAGTAAATGTAATTATCTCCAATTAAGTTATATGTATCACTATCATATCTTATAATAATTCTATCATTGTGTGACCTAACAACTTCAATTACAATTCCCTTCTCCATTTTTAATTGTTTCCCAGTTTCAACTGAATAACAAGTAAGTTCATCATTTATTAATTTATATTTTCCTGGTTCAGGTTTCAACCAAGTTTTAATTGTCTTAGTAATTAATCCTGTAATTTTTATAATCCATTCTCTTGGTTGATATAAGTCAGCATCCTTAAATACTTCTGATGTTAATTCAGGATTTTGTCCCATTACATCTTCTAATTTACCCCAATATTCTTCTTCACCAATAACAAATGTTAAGTAAATGTCATAACCTAAAGTCTCAGATTTAACAATTCTTAATATCTTCATTGACTTAATATCTTGTTCTTCTAATGCTAATTTACTTCTAAGTGATCTATAAGCATTAGTTCCTTTAATGTTATACATAATGTCATTAATACGTGACATAGCTTGTCTAATAGCATCCTGTGCTTTATCAAAGGCATTTGTAGATAATGATGGATCATCTACTGAAACTGACGCCTGAACAGAATCACTATTAAATCTTTGTAAATTGAATTCCGACATTTCTGTTATTAAATATTTAGATTTTCTCTTTTTCATAAATAAAATTTATTTTTTCTTCAATTGACTCATCATATTTAATTTCTACAAGTTTTATATTATTAATAATACAATAACTTCTCCTTATATTATCTTTTTCTATTTGTTCTTTTAATCTAATATCACCTCCAAAATGTTCAATTGATTCATAATGTTGTTTTCCATTAAATTCAATACATATATTATGTTTGGGTAGATAGAAGTCAAAGGGTAATTCCTTTTTATAAAAACAATCTTTGAATTTATATTCTCTTAGATATAAAATATTATATTTATCTAGTATTTTAGAAATTTTTTTCTCACCTTTTGATTCATTACAAATAGAACAACCATGTTTTAGATGCACTCTAGGTTCTTGATAAAATTCACCATGTTTAGTACATATAATACATACTTTTATATTATTTTTTATATATTCTACTTTTGCATAATTGTAATAATTATTGTGATAGTTATTACAATATTTTATCCAAGACTCCTTTTTTATATTATTATTTTTATCAGTTAAACATTTTTTACAACCATAACCATTTAGATGTGAATTAGGTGATTGCTCAAAATCTCCGTGTTTTGGACAATTTATTACTACTTTTGTACTGTTTCTAATATATTCAACTTTTGAGTAATTATAAAAATTATTATGTAAATCAATACTTCTTTCAATAAATTTATCAACACCAATAGTTTGTGATACTATACCACATTCTCTACACCCATTACCATTTTTATGATTACCTGCATTTATTAAAAAGTCACCATGTATAGGACAAATAACTAATATATCTTTACGATTGCCAAGATAAATAGTTTTTGAATAATTATATTTATAGTTATGCTTTTTATTAAAAATATCAATTATATTTTCCTTTCTCCTTTTTTCTTTTCCACACTCAAAACAACTTGATCTAAGATGTGTATTAAAAATCTGAGTAAATTCTCCATGTTTAGGACAAATTAATATAACAGGAGTTTTAGAGTCAAAATATTCAAATAATGAATAATTATAATAATCACCCCAAATATCTTTTGATTTTTTAATTGCAGTTTTTGTATTTAATAGTTCCATATTTTAATATATATATTAAAATTATATTTTAGTAAAATGAAAATAAGAAGATTTTTTGAAGCAGAAGAACAAAAAGATTTAGCAACTGAAAGAGTTGATGAGATATTGAAAGAATTAAAAGAGTTTACATCTCAATTAGAAGAGAAAAGTAAAATCACAGATGCTTTAGAAACAGAGTTAAGTAACTATAAAAACTTATCAAGTAAGAGTAATGACCAAATAGATGATTCAATTGCAGCTTTACAAATAATTAAAAAGAATGTTGATGATAGTATTGATAAATTAGATACTGTAATTACTAATATTCAAAACTACAACGAGCAAGGTCGTAAATACTTATATACCGAAAACAAATAAAACTTTAATCATATAATAGTATGTCATTTGCAAGAGGTTGGGGAAAAGATGGTGATAAACACAAAAGAGAAGATGAGTTTGCAAACTATATAACAAAGATGTGGAAATTAAATAAGAACATCTGGAGAAAGATTAAAATATTAAAAATACTTAATAGTGAACAATTTAACAAATAATCCTGGAATAGTTTGGTTACCATATACAATACAAACACTTGCTGCAACTTGGTCAGGAACTCCTAATTTAAGTAAGTCAATAACAAGTAGATATTCTACAGTTATAATTGAAGCTAAGAATGAAAAAAGAAAAAGAAAGATTAGAAATATATTAAAAGAAAACCACTCAATTTGAGTGGTTTTTTTATTATTTTGTAAATTTTAACTTGTAAAGTGTTCTATAAATTAAAGCAACAACTTCATCAATTATATTTTGTAAGTGTGTATCTTCTGCAGAGATAGCTTGTCTGGCATGTTTTACAAACTCAACCAAACCTTCAAAGTATTCAATTTTTTCTTTTGTTCTTGTATCATTTGTATCAATTACATCATAACCATCAACAATACCATATTGACCTTGGTAAGTTTCAATTAAAGTGTCAATTAAATCTAATATACCATCATAGTATTCATTTAATGCAGTATGTGCTGCATGTGAACCTTGTTCACCATTTACTTGTAAGTGATAGATGTGTGCCATTTCTCTTGATTCAAACAATTTAGAAAAAAGTGAAACTGGACTTCCAGGTCCTTCTTGAGTTTCTGGTTGAGGTTCTGGTTGTACAATTTTACCAGTTTGGTCAATAACATTTTCTGGTTGAGGAAGATTAGCCAAAGCCATTTCTTCTGCTTCATATACTTTTCTAATAGTAGAAAACTTTTTCATATAAATATCTTTATTTTTTCTGTTATATAATTTTTTGATATATAACTTTTAATATATATATAAAATATAAAAATCATAATTATGAAATATATCAGAAAATATGAAAAGTTTGTTGAATCTACAATGACCGCACCTGCTAGACCAGTTGTTAAACCAGATACAGATACTCCAACTAGAACAAGACCTTCAAGACCTGGTGTAGTACCAGGAAAAAGACCAAGTGAAGAGGATGCTCCTTTGGCAAAACTAAAACAACCAGGACAGGATGCAACTTTAGAAGATGTTTTTAACAGATTAGTTAGAGTTACTAAAGAAGAAGGTATAGAACTTAAAAATTTAATTAAATAATATGAAGAGTTTTTCACAATTTTTAAAAGAAGAAATAGATTTAAGAGGAAATAAAGGTATTCCTGATGATTTCATGAGTGGGGCAGAAAGACAAGCTAGAACAAATCTAGGTGTTAACATTGATGACCCAAGACAATTAGGAACATATGGTCCACAAATTGGTAGATTAATTGGACAATCTCAACAAATAATGAGCCAAGGTTTAAGTAGAGAACAATTAAAAGATAGAAAAGAGAAGTTAGAGAAATTAGCTTATGATTTAGTTATGTCTGAATACTCTGAAATATTAGAAGCATCTGAGAAACCAGTAGAGTTAATTATAAAGTTTGTTGAGGAAGGTAAAGTTGATGAAGAAATTCCTGAAATGGGAGAAGTTCCTTCATTTCCATCACAAGAAGAAATAAAAGATCCTGAGTTAAGAAAGGCAGTTGATAAAAAGAAAATATTAAATGCAATTAATCAAGGTGAGGCAAAAGCAACTAAGAGAATTATAAGTTTAGTTAGACCAGGATTACAAGAAATATTTGGTAATAGAGCTGAAGAAATATTAAAAGTTTGGTTAGATACTACTGATATTGCTGATAAACTTGATTGGGTTTTTCCACTACAAATGAAATCTCAAATGATGAAAGATGTACCACAAGGTATGGCAGGTGCTTGTCAAGTTAAATGGGAGAAAGAAAACAAAGAAGAACAATCTCAAGATGAAGAAGATAGTTACAAAGATGAAGATGGTACTATAATGACAGGTGACCAAGATGATTTTGATAAAATTACTATTTTAGCAGTTGGTATTGATTTTCCAATGTTAATACATGAAGCAGTAAAGGGTATTTGGTCATTAATTAAATCTGGTGCTATTAAAGATGATGAAGAACTTGCAGAACTTATTGCAAAAAATACTTCTTCATTTGAGGATGAGTCACAAGATTTTAGATATGGTGTTCCAATGCAGGCAATGTTTAGAGACTTTATTAATGCTTGTAAAGATGCAGATAAATATTCACAAATGTCATTAAGAATTTATGGAAAATTGGCATTAGATAAAGATAGAGGTGGTGATTTCACAGATGCAGAATTTTTAGAATTGACAAAAGAAATATTTTCTTCTTTTGATTTAGTACAAGAAACTAAATTAGAGTTTACACTTAATGAAGAAAAGTTTAATACTTCTCCTGCTAAAAGAAAAATTGAATCATTAATTTCAGATATTATTAGTGCAGAGAAAGAATATGAAGAGGAATTATCTAAATGGGAAATGGATAAACAATTTGGAGGTTCAGAAGAAGAACCTGCATATTCTGATGAAGATGAAGGTGATTTTGATGATTATTTATCTGGATTAGGAATTGGTAAAGCTAAAGAGGAAGAACAAGTAGAAGAAGAAGATGAAGATGATATTGATACATTACTTGATAAATTATCTGCAGCAAAAACTGAGGAAGAAAGAGATGCTATTAAATTAAAGTTAAATAAATTACAAGAGTCTTTATCAGAAGATGGTAAAAGAATATATGGTATTGAAATAGAAAGAATACTTGAAGCAACAAAATACCACAATAGAAGAAAATAAAAAATATAATATAAATGAAATTAGCTAAATATAACCAATTTTTAGGATTAGATTCAATTAATGAAAACTTAGATAAAGCAAAAAAGTATCTAAAAGATAGATACCTTGTTCAAGCAGCTGCTCAACAATTAGGATTCTTAAATGGTGAGTTAGGTGAACAACTTAAACATGGTGAAAGAAAATCTGTTACTTTAAATGATTTCAATGAAGAACAAAGAAATCAAATCAAGTTAAAAATTAGAGAAATTAGTTTAACACCTGAACAATTAAGACAGGTTGAAGGAGACCCACAATTAAAAGCTTTAAGAGAACTTAAAACAAAGGTTGTATTACCAAATGGAAATGAGAAAACTTATCAATTAGATAAAGATAATATGGGTTGGTTATCTGCATTTGTTTACTTCTACTTCTTTGAAGGAGGAACTCTTGAAGATTTATCATCACTTTATGGTAAATTATTAAAGAATAAAGACATTTTACAAAATCTTACTGCAAATAAAGGTACTGCAGATAGACCTAGTTTAGTTAAAAAACCATTTGACTTAAATTTTATTGATCCTAATATTACAAATAATATGGAACAATTATCTGATGGTTTAGATAGATTAGAACAATATAGAAAAGTTAAAAGAATTGCAGATAAGTTGAGTGTTAGTTCTGAATTAAAAGCAAGTTATGCTAGTATATCAGAAATGAATGCTGAGAAGTTTGCTGAGATTGCAGAAGGTTTTGATAAATTAGATGATAAAGATGTAGAAGCTTTCTTTGGTGGTATTACATTAGATACATTCCAATTCAAAATGATTAATGGTCAAGTTAGTGATATTCCTAATCCATTATACAATACTTATCACTTTATGAGTACACTTCCAAGATACCATAACATTGAAGAGTTCTTAAAGGCAGCAAAACAATATTTGATGTCTATTGAATTAAGTAAAGATGAAGTTATTGAAGGAGAATCTCCAGAAGATAGAAGAGTTAGAATTGTTAGAAGAAGATATTTGGATTTCTGTAAAAAAGTTGATGAGTGTGTATTAAAACTTGGTGCATCAGGTGCAGAGTTTGTTTATCCTTATAAACCAGAAGATAGATTTGACCCAGAAATTAACAAAAAAGGTATTTTAATAATTGAAGTTAGATCATATTCTGCAAATGTTATGTTAAATGGACATACCGCACACTGTATTAAAGATAGTTTAGGTAACTGGGATAGTTATGTTGGTAATCATGATAATAAACAATATTATACTTATGATTTTAATTTACCTCTTACTGATGACTGGTCAACAATTGGTATTACAATCGAACCTAGACAAAGTGTTAGAGCTTGTCATAATAGACGTGATACATCAGTTAATACATCAAGATTTAAAGAGATATTAAAAGGTTATGAAGAAGATTATAATATTGATGTGGATCTTTGGTCATTACTTAAACCAATGTCTGGTGAAGAAGTTGAAAGAAGAGAAAGAGCTAAACTGGCAAATAGAAGAATTATTCAACCAGGATTAACATTAGAAGAAATAACTAAATTAGTTAAGGAAGATTCTGCAGATATTAATAAAGATAATGGTAAATGTCTTGAAAATGCAGTAGATGATGATGATATTAAAAAAGTAGAAGGTGTTCTTAAATTAGGTGCACTTACTACATTGAAGAAAAAAGAAGAAGGACCTTTATTAAGAGCTAAAGGAATTGATATGATTAAATTATTAGTTTCTTATGGTGCTGAAATGAATGGTGAAATCTTTAAAAATGTTGTTAATGCAGTTGAACCATTACAATTCTGTTTATCTGCAGGATTGGATCCTAACTTTGGACAATCATTACCATTAAGAGCTTGTTATAAAGGAACTTGGAAAGATCAAAGAAATGTTGGTGAACCTTATTATGAACCATTTTTATTATTAATAGAATATATTAAGAAAACAAAATTATGGAAAGATTTATTAGATGGTAAGGGTAATCAAATCATCAAATGGGCAGCAGAGTATGGTAGAATTGAATGTTTAGAATATTTTAAAGATGCAGGTTTATTTGAAAAAATTAGTGAAGGTGACTGGGATGATATTTTTACTTGGATTAAAATTAGTAGAAAAAGATTAAGAGATTCTAAAATAGAAACTTTAAATTGGATATCAAAGAATACAGGTAAGAAACCTAAATATGATCACTCTGCAATAAAATAATAAAAACCCATCTTATGATGGGTTTTTTTTTTCTAAGTATTTGTAAATTAAAAATGCATCATTCACATCTTCATAAGGTTTTGGTATCTTTGCAATTCCTAAAACATCAGTCTTAGATAATTTACAATGTTTAGTCCAATAATCTTCCCAAACTTCATTTTCAACAATAGCTAAGAACATTTCAGTTTTAGTGAACTTACCACCTGATATTCCTATCTTATTTCTATACTCTTCTTTAATTGTAATTTTCTTTTTACCACTTTCTTTTATAATTGGTGGATAAGTCAATTTACAAGATTCTAGCTTCAAGGTTGAAGGAGAAAGTACTGTAATGTCTTCTGATATTAAATCAAATAGTTTCTTTCTTAAAATGGTTGAAAATGTGACTAAATCAATTATGTCACCTGCAGTAGATGAAAATGAATATCCTTCTATACCAATTTTAGTTGGTTTATTTGGATCTATATTTTCTTTAATATCACTGATAATACCATCACTGATTTTATCATAATCTTTTAACTTAACCAATTCACCTTCTGAATAGTCTTTAAAACTTCTATATTCAATAAATTTATAAGTTATGTGTTGTTCAGCCATGCCAAACCATTTAGTGATTCCTTTTTTACCAAAGGCACTTGATTCTCTACAATAGTTATACATTTTAAAAGTATCACCTGATGATACTACTAATGCAGTAGAGATTAAACTGGGGTCAATTGTTACTATATTATATTTCATAAACATATATAGTAAAGTACATGCTCTCTATTTTAAGTTTTTCTTTAACCAATCTATTTTACTTTCATGAACAAGTAAACAAGGACTTGATATGAAAAACTCACATCCTTTACCATTCCAACCTTTATCTAAGTATTGAAAGTTTTTAGTATAAGAAACTTTTACAAAATTATCTTTACTAATTGGTCTACCTTTAACTAACATATTTTTCCCAGTTAAGTTTCTTCTATCATCAGACATTGCCCACATATCCATAATTGGACAAAATACAATTTCACTATCATCAAATGGTATAACTAAATACATATCACCACCAACTAAAAACTTACAAATCTCTTTATCTGTACCACCAATTAAAGAGTTTTTTCTAACAACTAGATATTCATCAGTATTATGTTCTATCTCATTAAAGAAATCTTTAAATGCAAGAGGGTCTGCATTTCTTGCAGCAGGTGTAAATAATTCTAAATCAAACTTTTTAGCTCTTGACCTCCAAAGTTGAGTATTATCAAAAGAGAAGTTTTTACAATTTTCATGTAATATTTCTAAAAAATCAGAACCATTAAGTTCTTTAGTTCTTTTTAGTTGTTTCAAACTACTATCAGGCCTTGCCAAGGTTTCTAAAAATATATCAAATTTTTTGATTTCCATAGTGTATATATTAAATATTTTTAGTACTTTTGTAGAAACAAATAAGATATATGTCAGGACACAAATTAAATAATTCAGATGCTTTAAAGTTTATGTTTGCTGGTAATTCAACATTTACTGTTGTTAATACCAAAACTGAAAATAGATTTACTTTCAAAGTAAAGAAATCAAAAGATAAAGAAAGTAATCTTTTCTTTGTTAATGTATTGACTGGTCCAGATACTTATACTTATTTAGGAACTGCATTTGAAGGTGTTTATAGACATGGTAAAAAATCTGCGGTTTCATCAGAAGCACAATCTGTAAAAGTGTTTGATTATGTTTTAAATAAACTTAAAATAGGTAAACTTCAAGATTTTGTTGAAGTTTGGCATGAAGGTACTTGTGGTAAATGTGGTAGAGTATTAACAGTTCCATCAAGTATTGAGAATGGTTTAGGACCAGAGTGTATCAAATCTCTTTCTAAACAAGAGAAAAGAGACAAGTTTTTATCTTTAATTTTAGCATAATGGATATAGTATCAGCAATAGTTTCAATAATATCATTACTTTGTATAGTCATAATTTCTGTTAGTTTATATAGATTTACAAAGAGAAGAAAGAATATAGGTTGGGATGTTAAACAAGGGGTAAGATGTTATTCTTGTAAAACAGACATTATAGAAGAGTCTGATTTAGACTATTCAGAGAAACTTGATAAGTTAAAAGATATTTATGAGAGAGCATCAAAGGATCCAAATGAAGATTTCCAATTATGTGTTTCTTGTAATAGGGATGATAAATTAGAGGGAATAACAAGTCATAATTTCTTTAATGGTAATAGACTTAATAAATTAAAGAAACTATTATATTCAAGGAAATGTGATAAAATTCAAATTATAATGTTAATATTAATGATTGTATTTCAAGTCATTGATGGTTTAATTAAACATTACTTTCATATACGTACAATGATTGGTTCATTATACACTATTTTTTATTGGTGTGTATGGTATTATAAAATGAAGTTAACATTTGGTGAAAAAAAGTAAACCTCTAATTTCTTAGAGGTTTTTACTTTATAAAGGGTCGACACTGGTACTGTCAACTTCCACCACCATATTTTACAAAATATGGAAAAACAGATTGTTATGCTTTTGCTTCTGTAACAGATGCTGCTCTGTAAGGAGTTACTAATTTTTTAATTTCTCCTAATGCTTTACGAGCATCAGCATCAGATTTTTTAGTTGTTTTAGCATGGTTAGCTTCAAAAGTAGCCCACAAAGTTGCTAATTGTTCAAAAATTTCTTGTTTGTTCATAATTTCTAATTTTATTTTTTGTTTTTAAACCTACTTATAAAAGAGGTTTTCTATTTTTATCCGAAAATATCATCTGCATCTGCTGCATCTGTAAATCCATTTGTATCATCTTCTTCTTCAATGATTGAATTAAATTCTTTTTCAACTTCTTCAATTTCATCAATACTTTTGAATCTGAAATAATCATTAACTATTGGTGCCATTTTATCCAATACTTCTTTAGTGAATACTTCTTGTGTGAATAATTGTTTAGTTGTTACTGATTTGTTTAAATGGTCAACATACCATCTAATTCCACCAGGTGTGAACTTCATTTCACCTGTTGATTTATCAACTTCCATTTTACCTTTAGCAATACCAATTTGATTAAAGTATTCAGGTCTACAGAAAGCATCTAATCCAGTATAAGGATTCATACCATGTGCAAATGAAATATCAAATCTAATTTTCTTAGGTTTTGCTAATCTATTTTTCTGTGTTTTAAATAGAACTGAAATACCAGATTGCCCTAAGTCCATATCATCTTCTTCACCAGTTTTCAATTTTGATTTACTTAAAAATCCTAATACTGATGCAGAGTAAACAAGACCCATACCACCTTTAGATATTTCTTTAGGGAATAAATCTTGAGATAAGTATGTGTGGTTACAACAAACCATTGGAATATCTAAGAAACCTAAATCAGAACTAATACTTCTGAAAAGTGCATTTAATCCTTTTGCTCTTGTCATATCTTGCTTCATTGCTCCTTTTAATAAATCTTCTTTCTCTTTGTTAGAAGACATCATACCAATTGAGTCAAGAACAATTATAATTTTAGGTATTTCAAATCCATCCATTTTGGCTTCTTTCAATTCATCTAATAATTGTGTGATAGAGATATTAATATCTTCTACTTTATTAGATCTAATTAATCTGAATTTATCTTGTGAGTTATCAATACCAAATTTTGTGATACCTTCTAAGTCAATAGAGTTTTCTGTATCAATATAGATAATTGAATATCCAGATTTCTGAGCTGACTTACAAATAGAGTAAGCAATAAATGATTTACCTGCTCCTGATTCTCCTAATAAACCAAAGATACGACCACCTAAGATTCCACCACCAACTAATTTTGCAGATAATGCTGCATCCAATAAATAACAACCTGTTGATATAAATTGTTTTTCTTTTACTTCTTTCTCAATAACAATTGGAACTGATTTTGCAATGTTGTCCAAAATTGAACCAACTTTACTGAACTCAAATTTTTTTGCTTCTTTAACTTGTTTAGCCATTTTAATTTTCTAATATTTTTATAAAGTATATATAAACTTTATTCTCTCCCCTTTCAAGATTTTTTAAAAAAGTTTTCTAGGGGGGTATAACTTTCTGATATATAAGTTATAATAAAAGTAGAATATATAATAAATGACAAGAATTGAATTTTTAGAAAAGGCTCATAACCAACATGGTTACAAATATAAATACTTAAATTTATCAGATAAAATAATTTTATCAGATCAAATTATTATTGAGTATAATAATGTAAAATATGAACAAAGAGTTTCTAAACACTTAATGGGTAAATGTCCTGAGAAAAATACACCAATAAAAACTACAGAACTGTTTATAGTTGAATCTAAAGAGGTTTGGGGCAATAAATATGATTATAGTTTAACTGAATATAAAGGTGCCTTAATTGATGTTAAAATCATTTATGATGGTATAGTTTATTTACAAAGACCAACTTCACACTTAAAAGGAATGGCACCAGAGTTTAGAAGAACAGAAGAATCTATTATTAATGATGAAATGAAAAAAATGGACTTATTTGGTGAAACTGAAATACATAACTTTTTAAGAAAATATAAAATTATATTTAAAGAAAAACATAAATTGGATCAAGTAGTATTTGATTTTTATTTACCTTCTCTTAGAGTTTGTATTGAGTTTGATGGTAGACAACACTTTGAACCAATTGAAAAGTTTGGTGGTGTTACTACTTTAGAACGTATTAAATTAAATGATAAAATTAAAAATGAATATTGTGAGGAACATTATATTGAATTAGTAAGAATCAAATATGATAAGATAGATGATATTTATAGAATATTATGGGATAACTTAGCACATAAAATAAAAAAGACCAATTAAGGTCTTTTTTTATTTTCTAAACTTATGTGGATATAACATTCTTAGTTCATGTCCTGGTGGTATATCAGATACTTTAATACCCATTATCTTTTCTTCTGGTGTCATATCTTGTCCATCCATTAAGTAGTTATTATTACTTGCCCAAACCTCTGCACTTCTATTGAATAGTTGACCTACAGAAAAACAAAATCTTATTCCATTTGGATTATCAATATCAGTTATTCTACCATCAGGTGTTTTAGTAACTTTTATTAGTGTAAAGTTTGCATTTCTTATATATTAAATATTATTATTATAATTTCTAATGTGTTTATAAACTACACCTTTTTTAAGATTTAATTTAGAAATTATTTCTAAAGGTGATAAACCTGATTTATATAATTTAATAATATCATCTTTAGTATTATTAAATAGAATATTTCTTGATACTCTATTTTCATCTATTCTATCCCATTTTCTATTCATTATAGGTAATTTAAGTCTAATACATTCTTTTTTTAATCTTGTTATAATCTCATTATCTGATATAGTAAGAAGTGAATAACCATCATTTGATATATGTGAATATGTCTTTTTCTTTTCTATTGAAAAATAATCATATATAAAGTTTTCAATGAATATCAAATTATCTAACCAAGAGCTATGTAAATGTATTCTTAGATTACAATCTTTCCTTTTATATACTTTATGAATACTACCATCACCATCAATGAATCCAATTATTAGAGAAAATAATAATTCTTTATTGAAAGAATAATCTTTTATATTCATTGGTTCATAAGTTTTATTACTCTTAATATTAAATTTATTACACAAATTAATACCAACTTCTTTATTTTGTAAAGAGATAGAACACATTGTATCTTTTATTATAATATCTGAACAACTAACATAATCAACAAATTTCTGTAAATGTTCAATATCCTTTATTGATAAGGAAATACTAATTCTTTCATTATTACTAATATGACCATCTGCTAATATAAATCCTATCCAATAAAAACTTTCAACCTTATCTTCCATCAAAATATCCATATTGGACTTTCTATAACAATTGTTACTTCTACTAATATTTATTTTATTTGACTTCAATATAATTGAATCCCAACTTCTGTTAGGTAGCAATTTTATTAATTCTTCTTTACTCATACTTTCATAATTTTTCTTAATTATAGATAATTCATTCTCTGACCATTTAACACAAGGTTTTATCTGTTCTGGAACTATTTTATATCTAAGTTTTCTTATACTATCCCAATTTCTGCCAGGTAATAATTCAAGTAATTCTTTCTTATCATCATATTTTTTAATTATTTCTATTTCTTTAGAACTCCATTTCATAAAAATCTTTTTTATTGTATATATAAAAATAGTTCCTCTTCCTTTTTGTTAGTCAAATATAAATTATTATCTTTGTCAAAATTAAAAATTAAAATTATGAACATTTGGTTTACTAGTGACACTCACGCATATCACGCTGGAATTGCAGGTCCAGAATTGTCAAAATGGAAGTCTGGTTACAGAACTTTCAAAACAGTTCAAGAAATGAATGAATGTATGGTAGAAACTATCAACAAATATGTAAAAGAAGATGATATTCTTTATCATCTTGGTGATTTCTCTTTTGGTTCACCACAAAAAATGTATGATTTTAGAAAATCATTAATCTGTAAAACTATTCACTTAATCAAAGGAAACCATGATGAAATTTTTGATGAATTTCATGCAGAAAAAAGAGCAAGATTGTCTTTTGATCCTTTTGAATTATTTGCAAGTGTTAGAGATACTTACACAGGTTACATTGGAAAAAACAAGTTCCATTTATCTCACTATGCTCATAGAGTATGGCCAAGTTCTCATAGAGGTGTAATTCACCTTTATGGTCACTCACATGGTAGTATTCCAGATTTTGGTAAATCAATGGATGTTGGTATTGATGCTCACAAAGAGTTCAGACCATTTCATATCAATGAAATACTTCAATTAATGGAGAAAAGAGAAATTGTTAAAGTTGATCACCATGTATGATTTGAAATTAGAAAGGTCTAAGTTAAAACTCTTAATAAATGCTAAATATGGTGCTTATGGCACTCAAAAGGATAGTATGTATTATGAACTATTAAGAAAAAGAGAAAAGATTACTGATATGCTTTTGAAGATAGAGAATAGAAAGAGAAAAATAGAAAAACTATTATGCAAAATATAGAAGATAGATTTGAAATGGGAGATAGTGTTGTTTGTATAAAACAATATGAAACTCTAAAACCAAAAAGTCACTACAAGATAAAAGGTTGTGGTGACTTAGAGTGGAATATGGCCACTGATAAAAAAGGTTATGGATTCTGTATTGAAGATGATAGTTTTGCTTATGATAAACCAAATTGGTGGAATTTACCTCATGAAGAAAAAGTAAAATGGTATTACTTTACATTAGAAGAAATGAATGAGTTATTTATTACACAAGCAGAAGATTATGTAACATATACAAGAGATATAAAATTAAAAGAATTAGGAATATGAATACAAATGAATTAAGAGAATTACTTAAAGAAGTTTTCTATGAAGATGAATACAAGATTTCTGAAACTGATTATATAAAATATGATGAAGAATTAACAAGATTTAATATAAAAGTTTATTCCAAAAAAATGAATAAACATATGGTAATGATTGTGATACAAAATTATATAATAGGCACAACAATGTGTAGTGATATTTGGGAAATGATATGGACTTTACCTAATCAAAATTATTATATGAAAATACCAGGAACCAGTATTAAAAGAAATCCAAAAGATGTTGGTGACTCAAAAGGTTTTTTAATGTTATCAAAAGAAAAGTTAAAAGATATTTTACTTATCAATAGGTTGAATTGTGAATTGATGAATGATATGGAAGAAATGAAAAAAAACTCTATGGTTATAGTAAGAGATTATAAATTAAAAGAATTAGGAATATGATAAAGTAAATTCACTTTCATTTTTACTATTTTTCTTTGAGTTTATAGTTCTTTTTGTTAAACATAAATTATCAGTGGCTGAAATCTCTTCAACAGATATGTTTGATAAAAAACCACTCTTTACTGATATTTTATGATCAATTGTTGGATATAGTATATTATTACAATTAAGTTTATAATATGGTAATATATATTCATTATCATAATAATCTTTACCATCCCAGTTTTCTAATAATTGTGTAATATTCTTCTTTGTTAAATAATCCACTCTATATCTATATTTTATATAATCATTTTTATATGGTTTATACCAATTGCCCATACCAATCATTTTATATTTTTTAATTTCTTTTATTTTGTCTAGTTTAGATATATTATCAACACCATACTTATTAAACATTGTTATTTTCATTTTATCAACAACAAGTTCTAAATTAGAACCATATTTATTTCTTTTAATAGTATCAATTTTATCAATTATATCAATTGCCTTAAATACATTATCAACACCATATTTTTCTAAACAAGTGTTTTTATATTTTTCATTATTATTAAAATCTTCTTCACCATATCTTTCTAAACATGTTTTCTTATTTTTGAAGTTTGAACATTTGGATGAACAACTATACAGATTATATTTTTCATAACTATCCATATATTGTCTATATTGATTATACTTTTCAATTCCACAAATATCACATTTAACTAAAACTTTTTCATGTGAGTTTCTATCCCAATCTTTAATATCAACAACTGCAATATCACCAATAGAAAATCCAAACTTTTTGAATATTCTTAAATTATATTGAGTAACTTTCTTTTCTATATTTTTTGTAATTATCATAAACTTTTTCTATATTTGTTATATTATATATTAAAAAGTAACTCTTCCCTATAATGGAAAATAGAAAAAATAAAAAAATATATAAATCAACAAAGGAATACTCAGAAAAGTATAACAAAATAAATATAAATGTTCAATTGAATAGAGAACTAATAGATAAAATTAAAGATAAAATTAAAGAACAAAATATATCATTAAAAGAATATATTGAGAAACTATTAAATAGTAAATTATGATAGATATATTTGGAAATCCACCAATCAGATTAGATAAATTAGTTTGTCATTCTGGTGGTGCAATTGGAAGTGATACTTATTTTGAAACCATAGGTGATAACTATGGTGTAAAGACAAAAGCATATTCTTACAAAACAAAGTATCATACTACTGAAAATAAAGTAGAGATTAGTGATAGTGATTATGAAGAAGGAGTAAAAGAAATAACTAAAGCAAATAGAGTTTTAAGTAGATATGGTATTCATAAGTTTATGAACTTACTTGCAAGAAATTGGTCTCAAGTAAAATATTCTGATGAAGTATTTGCAATAGGAACTATAGTAGAACCTGGTAAAAAAGGATCAAAAGGATTTTATAATAAATCAGAGTTTCAAGTAGTGGATGGTGGTACAGGTTACTGCATACAAATGTCAATTAATAATTATAGAATGGTTTATGTATTTGACCAGGATAAAGACAAATGGTTTAGATGGTCATACACATCATTAAAATTTGAATTATGTGATACACTACCAACTATATCATCTGAAAATTTTGCTGGTGTAGGAACTAGAGAAATTAAACCTAATGGAATAAAGGCCATAGAAGATTTATATAAAAGAACATTTAATTTATAAAAAATACTTCATTTTTATTATTCTTTTTGGAGTTTATACCTCTCTTTGTGATACACAGGTTTTCTAAATTACCTATTATTTCTGGATTTATATTATTCATAAAACCATAGTATATGGATATTTTATGGTCTATTGTTGGATAGTTCTTATTATAGAATTTATAGTTGACATTATTTCTTATAAACTCATTATCATAATAATCAAATCCATTCCAATTTTCATAAAGAATACTTTTTACTTTATTAGTCAAATATCTAACTTTAATTTGATATTTTTCAAATTCACTTCTATCACAATCAGGTATTTGTCTATTATTTTTAATTCTTAAATCTTTTGCAATATTACTACAATTATATATGATATTACCATATTTTAATAAATTTGTATTATTTATTTTATTTATGATATACTCAGAATATATAGGATTACTAACACCATAATTACTTCTTAGAGTATTAATTATTTTAGACCTTATATGAGAAGATTGTGAAGGATATGAAACACCATATTTTAATAAATTTGTTTCTATTATTTTATTTTTTATAATATCTGATTGAAAGACATTAATAACACCATACTTTTCAAGGTTAGTTATTTTATTTTTCAACTGAGCACATTTTGGAGAACAACAATACATATTATATTTGTCAAAAGAACTTTTATATTGTCTATATGGTTTTTCATAATTAGAATTACATACATCACAAGATACTAATATTTTAGTATGTGAACCACTAAAAATATCATTAACTAAAACTTTATATACTTTATTATTCTTAATATTAGGTATTAGAGATTTGTAATAATCAAAATTTCTTGAATTTATTTTAACATCAACATATTCTTGTAATATCATAAACTTTATTTATTTTTATACTATATATATTAAAATGTAATTAGTCCCTTTTGACTATTTTGACAAAAATAAAATAATTTTGGTTATGAGAAATACAACTACAAGAACATTTAGTATAAATGATGAAATTTATAAAGAATTTATAAAAATAATAAAAGATAAAAATATAAATAAATCAAAATTAATTGAAAAATTCATTATAGAATTTGTAAATGATAATAAATAATGGTAAGTTTGTTTATGTATTTGACCAGGATAAAGACAAATGGTTTAGATGGTCATATACCTCACTAAAGTTTATTGAAGTCACAAAACCTCTTAACTTAACCTTATCAACTTTACTAAAGTTCTCAAATAATTTTATATATCTCATTGTTTATAAATATCCATTTTTATATTAAATACATCTGCATCATCTGTATGATAATCTATTGGTTTATATCTACTTGTTATATATTGTGTAAAACCAAACACTTCAACTTTTCTTTCTGTCTTGTATTCAACATTAATACTATTCCATAATGTTTCTATATAATCAAGTGCCATTAACACATACTCTTTTATATCTTTATACTTGAAATTACTACCATCTTTCTTCTTAAACTCAAACTCAATATTATCATCTAAGTTTACAAGATGTGTAGATACATTTACTACAAAACCATTATCAATTAACTCAATAAATATGTCTTGTAGGTCTGATTTAATTTTATTCTCATCAAAGTTCTCCCAACCTTTTCTCTCATCATTCTTAAAATTCTCAAATAACTTAATCTTCATCACTTATATATTAAAAATACATTTTGGAAATCCATTTTAATACCTTATCTTTGTACTCAACAAAAAAGATAACTATATGACAAATGATAATTTTACTATTAATGAGATTTGAATTTTTAGATGATTTAACTTCAATGGTGATAACAGGAGTTACTCCATCTCTGGTGGTTGTGGGACCAGGAGGAAATGGAAAAACCAACTCTGTGAAAAAAACTATTGAAAGTAATGAATTAAGTGATAGTGATTTTATTTTCTTCAAAGGTTACTCAACTGCAAGAGGTCTTTATAATACTTTATATGATAATAATGGGAAGTTAATCATTGATGATTGTGATGGCAATAAATAATGGTAAGTTTGTTTATGTATTTGACCAGGATAAAGACAAATGGTTTAGATGGTCATATACATCACTAAGGTTTATTGAAGTCACAAAACCTCTTAAAATAAGTTATGAAAACTTTGCAGGTATTGGAACAAGAGAGATTAAACCTAATGGAATAAAAGCAATAGAAGAAATATATAAATTAACATTTAATTAAAACATGGATAAAAATACAATCATAGTTGAAATGACACCATTCTTATTTGAAGATGGTAAAACATATTATTTTGATATTAGAAAAAGATATACCAATTCTTATCATGATTTATTTGTTTATAAAAAAGTAGATAAAGTATCTGAAAGAACAACTTGGTTTGGTCTTGGTCCTACTGAAACAAAAGTAACAACTGAGTATGAATGTCTTAATCCTGATAATGGTGCTTTAGTTAATATTAGTCTAAATGCAAAAGAAGTAAAAAGTGAAATAAAGAATGTTATTTTAGCCAATCAAGCAGTTACTAAAATAAAAGATTGGGATGGATTTGTTGGTGATATACCAGCAGATGCAAAGAAAGCATTAGCAAGAGAAGCAAAATTAAATGACTTAGGAATATAATGGAAAAATCAGCAGGAATAATAATAATATTAAATAACAAAAAGTTTCTTTTATCACATCCATCACACTCAAGATGGACTAATACCTATTCATTTCCTAAAGGTCACATAGAAGAAAATGAAAGTAAAATAGAAGCTGCAATAAGAGAACTTAAAGAAGAAACTTCTATTGAGGTAACAGAAGATATGATAATTGATAAAGAACCTATAATTGTTCTTTATGATGATAAAAGAGGTGTAACTTATAAAGAAGTTTACCTATTCAAAGTTTATATCAATGATGTATCAGAGATTGGGTTAGATAGTGAAACTTTACCAAAAGAAATGTTACAGATTGAAGAATTAGACTGGTGTGGGTTTTTGACAAAAGAAGAAGCAAAAACTAAAATATTCTATAGAGTAGAACACTTACTAAACTTAATAGACTAAGTATGATATAATAAAGAAAAATACTTTATTATGTCATTAAGTTACTCTTTCTCTGGTTTAAACTACCAACAACCACAAAAAATTGAATTAAATTTAGATAATCCAATTTTTGTATTTTATATATGTGTAAATGGTATGTCAAGACAAAGAGCTGAAGAATATATTCATCAAGTTAAAAATCAATTTGATATATATAGCAATATAACAATGTGGATTGTAGCAACTGATGAACCAACAAAAATTGAATGTGTTTATGATGGTAAAGGCAAAACAAAAGATGTTGAGATTGCTGGACTTATTGAACAGATAAATGAAAGAATTACTGTCTTAGGACAATCTAATTCATTTGAAGATTTCAAAATAAATATAAGAGATTGGAGAATTGACAAAATTGTAAAACATCTTAATGAAGAAGACTAGTAAAAAAGAAAAATATGATGTAGTCAGACGTGAATTAAAACTTGAGTTTATTTCATGGTATGACTATTATGATTATTGCCGAAATTGCAATGACTATGATTGGTATTATGATGATATGAATAATTTTTCTTATGTAAAAAAAGATTTCTATGAAGAAATAATATCAGGTCCAATTTTTAGAAGAAAAAAAAGTATAAATCTATACTTTCCATATCATATAGTTGATATGAACTCTTTCTACTCAAAACAAGAAAGAAGAAATAAATTAATTGATGAACTTTTAGGTTATTCAAATCCTAAAGTTATTTATAAACCAACATTTGCTGATATATGGAAATAGTTTGTATTTGGTATTAACAAGCAAGAGTTATTTTTATATATAGTATATGGAAATAAATAAACTAATAAACATTAAAAAAACCATAATTGAATATGGTTATAATCCTGAAAATCTAAAACCATCTTCTGAAAAGAATGTATTTTGGAGTTGTAGTATATGTAAAGAGGAAGTATCTAAAAAATTTAGATATGCCAATAAAAATAGTTATTGTCTTAAATGTTCAAATAAAATAAATGCTTCTATTAATAAAGAGGTTAGAATTGGAAAACTATTAAAATGGCATAGTGAAAATGAACATCCTCTAAAAGGTAAAGAAAGACCTGAACATATTAAGGAAATATTAAAAAAGGTAGGGAGAAATCAATTGAAAATTCACAATTACCTGAAAATAGATTAAAAAAAAGTATAGAATTTTCAGGAGAAGGAAATCCATTTTATGGTAAAACACACTCACAATATTCTATTCAAAAAATGTCTATGAAACAAAAGGAGATTGCAAGAAGAGGAAAGTATTGTAATTTTTATGGTAAAAAATATTGGCCAAAAAGAGGTAAAGAATTAATATACAATGATATAAGATTTAGAAGTAATTGGGAATTATTGACTGCTAAATATTTTGATAATAATAATATTAAGTGGGAATATGAACCTAAATATTTTATATTAGATGATGATATGACATACACACCTGACTTTTATCTAAAAGACTTAAATAAATGGATAGAAGTAAAAGGTTATTGGTATGAGGATGCCATATCAAAATATGATATTTTTAGAATAAAGTTTTCTGAAACTGAAATAGAAGTATGGGATGAAATAAAATTAAAGGAATATAATATACTGTGAGAGTGACACCTAAACATATGGTAAAATTGGATAAAAATGAAGTGATGGTGTTTGGCGCTAATACTCAGGGTCGTCATGGAAAAGGTGCTGCTCTTACTGCAAGAACTAAGTTTGGTGCAATTTATGGTCAATCTAAGGGTTTACAAGGTCAATCATATGCCATAGTAACAAAAGAACTTAGAAAAGATTATGATCCAGTTACTTTAGATGAAATTAAAGAAGGTATTGATAATTTTATTATCTTTGCTAGAGAAAATACTCAACTAACATTTTATGTAGTTGAGTTAGGTTGTAACTTAGCTTACTTTACAGTAGAGGAAATTGCACCTCTTTTCAAGCAAGCAATTAGATTAAAGAATGTTTATCTACCACAAAGGTTTATTGACAATTTACAAACAGGATTTACTATATGATAGAATACTTAAAAGATTTAATAGAGAAAGAAGGTGATGAATTACAATGGGATTATACCTGTAGTAATGGAGTTATCATTAAATGTTCTATACACAGAAATGATGTAAAAGCTTTATGTGGTTATATTACCTTAACTAAAGATAATTCTTTATATGGTGTTGACTATGATGATATTAATATACAAGCACATGGTGGTTTAACATATCAAGGATATGATCAAAATGAAAATTGGGTAATAGGTTTTGATTGTGGTCATTATGGTGATTTAACTCCTTACTTTTTATTAAAAGGTGATTATCCATTCAATTCTTTTGGTGAATATAGAGATATGCAATATGTAAAATTACAATGTGAAGGTATGGCAGAACAAGCATCTGTTTTCAGTAAGTCAATTGATAGATATAATAAAATTAGTCAGATTATTTAGTAAGTAATTCTGGTGTAATTGTTTCAGTAAATACATCTAACATTCTTTCTCCACCACTTCTTGCCTCAATATCATTCTTTTTAATAGTCTCAATTACCTTCTTACAACTTTCTAAATCAATGTTAATATTTGCATTCTGTACCTTTACCTTAATATCTTCTTTAGAAAGTGTATTACCATACCTATTTTCCCAAGTTATATTATAATTTCTATTATTTTCATCTTTACAGAATAATATTATTGCATTAATATATGCAGGTCTGGGTTTACCATTTGGTACAGTTCTACCTACATCATTAGTATGATAACTTTGCTGAGGTTCTGGCATACCATATATTGAATATGCA